ACCTTCCCGAGGCCGGCGTCCTTGAAGTTGGTCGTCCCGTCGACCACTCCGGCGAGCGGCGCCCACGCGGCGCCGTTCCAATACTCCCACGTCATCGTGTACGTGCCGGTCCCGACCGTGCCGACGTCGAGGATGATCCGGTTCGTCTTCGCCGAGAAGCCGAAGAGGTAGGCGTCGTCCTCCGCCGGGACCGCCGGCAGGAGGTTCATGTCGTTCGCCGCCACGTTGTTCGCGCCGGCCGTCTCGTCCGTGTAGACCCCGCCGTCCTCCGCGATCGCGGCCTGCACCACCGCGCCCTTCAGGGCGTCGGCGAGCTTCACGCCGATCGTGTCGACCGTGTCGGTTGCCACGCCCGTCACGAGGACGTTGACGAGGTCCGGCTGGTTGGCGTGCCCGCCGATCTTCACGCGGTACTTCCACCCCGCGAAGTCGGTGTAGCCCGTCGCCGGGATCGCCGCCGCGGCCTGCGTCCACGGTTGATCGCCCGAGAACTGCGCGCGGAGGATCGCCCGCGCGGTGGCCTCGTCGTCGGCGATGACGATCGCGGATTTCACGCCGTTGAAGATCTCCTTGCCCGTGGTGGGCTGGAATATGTACTGTGCCATCTGGTCGCTCCGTTCTTGGAAAGTGGGCCGACGGGGTCGCGGCCTTTTTTATGAGGCCCCGATTGTCCCGCCGGCCCTCGTTCGCTAGTTCGTGATGCCGTCCGCGAGCGCGAGACCCTTCTCGCTGAAGAGCGCGAGGCCGCAGTACCACTTGACGCGCGTGATGCTGTTGTCGGCGTTCTCCGCCTCGCCGACCTCGACCACCTGGATCCCCGCCGCCTCGGCGGCGGTCAGGCCCGCGATGCCGTGCATGCGGGAGCCGTCGTCGAACGTGCCGGCGAAGATGCTGGTCGTGTTGTTCGATCCGCCCTTCGTGACGTTCACCGGGATCCAGTCGTTCCGGAAGATCGGGACGCCGCGGTAGGCGGGGACCTTCGCGCCCGAGGGGAGCTCGATGACCTCGTTGAGCCCGGCGCCGCCGAGCCCGCGGAGGAGGCCGAAGTACGCCCGGATCGTGCGCGCGGGCATCGTGATGTAGTCGACCTCGCCGTCCTTGTCGATCACGAGGTCGAGGAGCGCGTCCATGAAGTCGAACGAGAGGACGCCGCCGTTGACGCCGGTGTCGACCTTCTGCCCGACGGCGCACAGGAGCGCAAGGCCGGTGAACTGGTTCGCCGCGCCCGAGCCGTTGATGAGCATGTGCTGGAACACGCGGCCGCAGTGCTTCGCCTTGCCGGCGATCTGCGTCGCCTTCTGATCGTTGACCGAGCTCCGGCTCGCCTGGATGAGGCCGTTGACCTCGGCGTCGCCGAGGATGGTCGTCAGGCCCGCCGTGATCTGGGTGAACGTCGAGGCGGTCTTGCCGTTCGCGACGCTGTCGATGGGGTTCGTCGCGGTCGTGATCGCGTCGTCGACGCCGGCCACAACCGCGTTTCCGAGGGCGTTCTCGCGGTTGTACGCGAGGGCGTTCCCGTCCAGTGCGTCGAACGGAAGTACCTCGTACATCCGGTTGACGGTGATCACGTTCTCGATGACGCCGGCGACGAGGTCGTCGCGGCAGAGCTTCGCGGATTCCGCGAGGGTCACGCTTGCCATGGTGATTTCTCCGTAGGGTTTTCAGGTTACCGAACTCTGACTCTCCGACGAGCCCTTCGGATCACCCTACGGGGTCGGACCGGCGGCGATTCACTCGCCGACGTCAATTATAGCACACGGATCACTTGCCCCTGGCGTCGAGGCCGGCCTTGATGCGTTGCACGGGCGTCATGGTGCGCTCGTTCTGAGAATGGCGCACCTCGCCGCGGGCCTCGCCGGCGCGGTGTCCGCTGCCCTCGCGGGCCTCGGACGCGAAGAGCTTGCCGTACGTGGGGTTTCCCTTGAGCTCGGCGACGAGCTCGTTGATGGTCATCTGCGCGGCGGTCTTCCCCGAGAATCGAACGCTCCCGCCGTCGTCCACGACGACCGCGACGCGGCGACCCTCGATCTCCTGGACCTTGACCCGACCCTTCACGAACGGCATGAGGAGGACGGCGTCGCCCTTCGCCTCGGCGATCGCCTTGCCGGCAACGTCCCCGACGATGTGGTCGTCGAGCTGGTCCTCGAGGGACTTGATCTGCTTCTTGAGCTCTTCCTTCTCCTTGCCGTGGGTTTGCATCATCGCGGCCTTGACGCGCTCGAGCTCGGCCTTCGCGTCGGGGCTCTGCTTGACCTTCCCCTCGAGCTCGGCCAGCTTCGCCTTGACCGCCTCGGCGATCTCCGCCGGCGTCGCGCCGTACTCGGTCAGGGGCCCGAGGTCGACGGCCTGCTTCTGCTTCGCGTCGGCGCGCGCCTTCTTCAGCGCGGCGTTGAGGCCGCCGATCGCCGCGACCGCGGACTTGACCGCCGCGTTGTCCGAGTCGAGGACGAATCCCTCGCCCTCCGGGGCCTTCTTGTAGAGCCCCTGGAAGTCCTTCGGGACCACCTCGATCGCGTCCACGTGCAGGTTGGCCGAAAAGTCAAAATCCATCCGATGCTCCTTGGCGCTTCACGCGCCGGTTGCGTCGCGGCATCACCGCTGCGACATGTTGATTGCTTGGGCCTGCGCGACGGCGCGCTTCCTGTTCACGAAGCCGCCGCCGTCGACGGGGGTACCCCTGCTGTTCTTCACGAGCTTTTCCGTCCTCGCCTCGACCACCCGCCACCTGTCCCCGACCTTCTTCGCCCTCGCCGGCATCGTCAATCCTTCCCCTTCAGGACCGCGTCCGCCTCGCGGAAGACCTCGTCGCGCTTCGCGCGCGAGAGTTTGCCGGCCTCGAACATCTGCTGCGCCCTCGCCTTCGCGTTGCGCGCGTGGGCCTTGTCGTGGATCGGATACTGCCGCGTCGCCTCGAGGGCGAACTTGCGGGCCGGCAGGGCCTTGCGGGCCCTCGTCGTGAGCTGCGCCATGATCACTCCTCGTCGAGAAATTTGCGGATCCGGTCGCGGAGGTCGACGTCCTGCGTCTTCCCCTCCGCCTCAACTAACAATTTTACCGCACGGGACACCTCGGCCCCGAGAATTTCGATTTTTTCGTCGATCTCCTCGAGCCCGGCGAGGATCTCGGCCTCCCTCCGCCGCAGGTCGTCGCGGTCGGCGTCGGTGACGAGGACGATCTCCGAGGGCATGATCACTCCACGAACGCGGAGGGGTACATCCCGCGGAGCTGCTTCAGGGTGTACTCCTTCCCCGAATGGTCGACGAACTGGTCGAGGGTCAGGCCGTCCTCGCGAAAGAGCTCTCCGCGCCGGGGGCCGAGGACGTCGTCCTGGAACTCCGCCGGCTGCTTCCTGATCCACTCCTCATAGGTCGTCTCCGCCGGCACGCGGCCGACGTTCTTCTCGATCCATTCCCTCTTCGCCTCGGGGGTCGGGAACCGGAGCTTCCCGATGCTCCGCCTCCCGCGGACGAAGGGGCGCTCCCCGACGACGCCGACGCCATCGATGATCGGGGTCATCACCGACCGGCACCCGACGTGCGCCGGCGGGCGCGCCTCGGGCGGGTCGAGGGCGACGGCGTTCGCGGGGAGGGGCTTCCCCGCGACCGGCGCCATCTGCCCGTCCCGCGCGCGGCAGATCGGCGTCGTGCGCCCGTCGAGGGTCGAGGTCCACCGGAGGCACGCGATGATGTCGGCGTTCGCCTCGAAGAACTGCTCCCGGACCTTGTTCGACACGTCGTTGATCCCGGTCCGGACGACGGCCTCGATGTCGCGCCGCGTGCCGGCGATAATCCCGTCGGCGTAGCCGGCCGCGCGGGTCCCGCGGATCCTCCGCACCATCTCCGGGATGCTCTCCCCCTGCGCGTAGCCGAGGCGCAGGGCGTCGAGGATCCTCCTCTGCTCCCGATCCGCGACCTTGTCCCACCATTCCTTCAGGAACTTGTCGTGGATGCGGGTCGTCAGGGCCGCGACGCGGAGGGCCTCGGCGGAGACGGTCGCCATGGAGATTTCGATCGGCAGGGAATCCCTCAGATTCTTCGCCGCCGCGTCCTGCTCCCCCTCCGCCACCTGGATCAGGGTTTCGTTGAAGCTCTCGCCGAGCATGTTCGTCAGGACCCGGCGGAGCCGCCGGCAGTCCGCGAGGAGCTCGCGGAGCCGCGTCGCCGCGAACGAGTCCGGGAGCTCGCGGAGGAGCTTCGCCGCGATCTCGTTGTCGGTCCTCGTCGCGAGCTCGAGGACGCGCCGCACCTCCCCCCTCGTGAACCGGCGCACCGCGACCTCGTGCCGGAGCGTCAGGTCGAAGATCGTTTCATTAGCCGTTGCCACGGATCGGTACCACTCCCCCGTCCCCGGTGCCCACGACGCGGACGACGTCGCACCGGGCGAAGTCGGTCACGCGGGCCTGGAGGACCTTCACGCCGTACGGTTGCAGGAGCTTCCCCGCCTCCTCGGCGAGCTCCGCCGTGTCGGCGATCCCGTCCCGGAGCTCCGCCCACGTGCGCCGGGCGACGTGGCCCGTGAGGACGGAGCCGCCGATCTGCATGACGGTGTCGTCGACGTCCCACGTGCGCCCGAGGGCGCGCACGACGCCGGTGACCTCGACGACGATGGCGAGGTTGACGAGGACGGCGACGTCGTCCTTCGTCGTGAGGGTTTGAGGGGGCGGATTGATGGTCTGCCGCGCGGTCGGGATGACGTTGACCTCGGTCACCGCCGGCCAATACAGGAAGAGGCCGGGCTCGATGGGCTTGACGTGCCGGCCGCGGACGAACTTCACGCCGCCGTGCGTCGCGCGGCATATCCCGATGCGCGGGACCCACGCCGCGAGCCACCGGACGAACTCCCCGAGCCACGAAAAGGCGGCGTCCATCACGCCTCCTCTTCCTTGGGCTCCTCTTCCTCCTCGTCTTCCTCTCGAGGGGGCAATCCACCCTTCCGGGGTGGCGGGGTAAACATATCCGTCTCCTCGCCGGCGAGCTCCTTCTCGTTCTGTTCGTAGTCGAAGTCGTCCCCGAGGAT